ATATAATAACAACATAATAAAATTTTAGGCTAGGTTCAGCAAGTAACCATTACATGGACAGGTGAACAGCGATAACTTCAAGTTTACCTAGAGGAGTTTCGATAAGTCTCCTCGATAAAAACAAAAAGTAGACAACTAGCCTGCTATTTTTTGGATGAGTTCAGCACTTTAAAATAAACTCTGACGTAATTACCATAGACAGCGGTAGCGGTACACAGTAGAAATACTGTTCTAGGAAACTAGACGCCTAAGGAATGGATGACAGCATGGAAAGACATACTATGTTTCTAGTAGCAGACACAATTACTAGATAGGCAACATGAATGTTGATAGGGTCTGAGTGCCGTAATTGGTCAGACCAGAAAATAAACAAATTGGCACGATCATCCAGTTATTGACTTAATTAATTTTTTCTAGTAAAATAAGTTTTTAGGATACTAACAGCAATTTTTATACATTTGACTTCTAATCAAAACCGTAAAAATGTATCCTGTTGCATAAAATCAAAGAAAGGAGAGTACTATGCAATTCGTTGAAGCAATCAAAAATCAAGAAGCCCGTACCGCAAATGGTATGAAGGCTCGCAAGTCCAGTGCTAACGCATGTGTTGACTTGTTTTACAATATCGGTGCAAGCCGAGGCAAGAACATTGTTCCTGCTTTTACAGCGGCTTATGTAGAAAATCCTGACTTGGCATTACGTATTACCCAATGGGCACGTGATGTACGCGGCGGATCTGGAGAACGTCAAGTTTTCCGTGATATCCTTGCATATCTGGAAAATACCAAACCTGAAGATGCTAGTCGTCTGCTGGCTAAGGTACCAGAGCTAGGTCGTTACGACGACTTGTTTGTGTTTAAGACTAAGCCTCTTAAAGCACAGGCATACACTTTGTTGGGCGATGCATTACGAGCACGTAATGGGTTGGCTGCAAAGTGGACACCTCGCAAAGGTGAAGTCGCACGTGAAATCCGTGAATTCTTTGGCATGAGTCCAAAGCAATATCGTAAGAGCCTTGTGACCCTTACCAATGTTGTTGAAACACAAATGTGTGCCAACAACTGGGACAACATCAACTATAGTCATGTTCCTTCAGTGGCACATGCACGTTACAAGAAAGCATTTGGCCGTCATGGCACAACTTATGCCGAATATGTAACCAAGTTGGTCAAGGGTGAAGCTGGTGTTAAAATTAACGCCAGTGCAGTGTTTCCATATGATGTGCTGAAAGGCCGTATCGGTCGTTACAACACAATGTCCAAGCAAGAATTGGATGTTGTGGAAGCACAATGGAATGCATTGCCTAACTATGTTGGCGCTGCTAATGTTCTGCCTATGGTAGACAGTAGTGGTTCGATGACTTGCCCTGCGGGTGGTCATACTTCTAAGTCAGGCTTGACCTGTTTGGAAGTTGCAATCTCCCTAGGCTTGTACTTCGCTGACAAGAACACTGGTAAGTTCAAGGATACATTCTTGACTTTCAGCCGTAGTCCTAAGTTGGTTAACCTTAAAGGTAACATCAACCAAAAGATTGACCAAATGAATACTGGAGAAGTTGCTAACACCAACCTTCACAAAGCATTTGAATTGATCCTGGATGTGGCAGTCAAGAACAATGTTCCACAAGCAGAAATGCCTGAAACATTGGTAATCTTTTCGGACATGCAATTCGATCAAGGCGTAGACCGTGACGAATCGGCAATCGAAATGATTGAACGCAAATACAAGGCAGCAGGTTACACTGTTCCTCAAGTTGTGTTCTGGAACTTGAACGCCGCTTACGGTAACACTCCTGTCAAATTTGACAAGCGTGGTACTGCTCTAGTGTCTGGGTTCAGCCCAGCAGTAGCAGGTGGTATCATGGGAGGTAACATGGATGACTTCACACCAGAAGCAATCATGTTAAAGACCGTAATGAAAGATCGTTACTCGATCTAACAAATTCGCTGACCCGCACAACTCGAAAGAGACGAAACTCAGCGTCCGCGGTACACGAAAAGCGGGATGGGCTGTGTATCCGGGGTGTGGTATCCCGACACAACAAACTACCAGTAGGGCCTTAGGGCCCTATTTTTTTGGTTGACAAAAATGAACTTTTCTGCTATACTGTAGTTACAGTAATTAGAAAGGAGTTCAAAATGGCAGAAGTCCGGCTCAATGGTCCTCTATTCAAAGTTACAATGACTGAATATGAGCGTGGGTGGGGTCAACGCCTTATGGGTGAAAAGTTCTTCGACAATGAAGAAGAAGCCCGTAAGTTCTGCGAAGAGTATTTCAGTGGTAGCCCCGACTGCTACTACAGAGCAGAATATAGAAAGGTAAATTAATATGCCATGGATTCAAAACGTTGCGTTGAGCGACATTAAAAAAGGATTTCATATTAACCCAGGCGACAATGCCATGCTGATTCAGATTGTAGATCCGCCTGGCGACTTTCCTACTCCAAAGTACTCTTTTAAAGAAGTGCATCAGTTTCAATTTTTGGACATTGAAGAAAAAGACTTTGCATTGGAAGAAAGTATGCGTTGCAGTCACGAGCAAGCGGCGGAGTTAGTTCGTTTGTTACAACATGCATTGGCTAATCGCATGAATGTAATTGTGCATTGTGTAGCAGGAGTGTGCCGTAGTGGTGCAGTCTGTGAAGTTGGTGTTATGCTAGGTTTTGATGACACCGAAGCATTTCGCAGTCCTAACTTGTTAGTCAAGCATCGTATGATGAAAGCACTGGGCTGGACCTACGATGAAAACGAGCCGCACACTATCAACGGTGTGCAATTTGAATATGATGAACTAGGCAACAAAAAGATTTGGGTGCCACTACAGAGAGAAGGGGATATTTGATGTATTTGCATCGAGATGATTTGAAAAAAATGTTGTCTATACTGGAAAAATTTCCAGAAGTTGAAACTGTTGAAGTTAAACAGGACAATAGTTCTGGTATTGGTTCACACACTACGATGATCTTTGACACTGTAATGAATGAAACATCGGGCAGTTTTGAAATTGTAATTTCTAGTGTGGAGAACTGGTGATGCCCAAATGTTATCAGCTAGTCGGTGTTCCGGCTTCGGGTAAAACAACATGGATTGATTCTCAAATTTGGTCTATACCATGTGCTAAAATTAGCACAGACAAATGGGTGGAAATTTATGCAAGGGAAGTGGGAAAAACTTACTCTGAAGTTTTTACTGATTTTATGCCTACTGCTGTGGATCTAATGGCCAAGGAAGTTATTATGGCTCAAGAAATAGGTCGTGATATTATTTGGGATCAAACATCGACTACAATAAAGAGTCGTGCTAAGAAGTTTACTATGTTACCCGACTATGAACATATTGCTGTGGTGTTCAAGACCCCTGAGCACAAAGAACTTATGCGTCGATTGATAAGTCGGCCTGGTAAAGAAATTCCCGAGCATGTTATTGCCAGCATGATTGCTAGTTGGGAAGAACCTACTAAAGAAGAAGGCTTTAAGGAAATTTGGTATGCCTAAAGAGACCCCAGAACATCGGGATCTATTAGGACGTTTGCTTAACATAGGAGATTGTGTTGCATATCCGTCTAGTAATGCTTTGATTATCGGTGTAGTCAAAAAGCTTAATCCAAAAATGATTGGTGTCGAAAGATTAGGAAAAAAAGGTTGGGGACCTAGTAATAAATACCCTAATGATTTAGTATTACTAGATGGCCCTGAAGTAACCATGTATCTTATCAAACATTCTGGTTGACTAGAATTTACCAAAATGTTATAATATCACTTTAAAGAAAGGAGTACGGTATGGCTTACAATAATGGAAACCCGTATGACCAAGAAGCAGAATATGCTAAGAAGTCTATGGCAGAATTGATTGCTATCCGTACTCAGTTTGAGCTGGCAGTAATCAATCACCCCAAAGGCCCTAAGATGTTTAACGAACATCTCGAATGGGTCAAGATGAAAATTGCAGAAAGAATTGGAAGGAAATAATATGCCAAGTGTATTTTTAGTCAGCGACACGCACTTTGGTCATACGGGTGTTTGCCGCTTCACACGTAACGATGGTGTTACAAAGTTGCGCCCATGGGATAGTCCTGAGGAGATGGACGAAGCTATGATCAAGGCTTGGAACGAGCGAGTCAAGCCCACGGACAAGGTCTACCACTTAGGTGACGTTGTCATTAATCGCAAGGCATTATCTACGTTAGCCCGGTTGAACGGTGACAAGGTATTGATCCGTGGTAATCACGACATTTTCCGTGATGACGAATATAGGCAGTACTTTAGAGAGTTGCGAGCATACCATGTTATGAACGGAATGATCTTAAGCCATATCCCGTTGCACAGTGACAGCATGGGTCGTTTTGGTGTTAACATTCACGGTCACACTCATGCTAACCGCGTGAAGAAGGCGCGAGGCGTTGATGCTAGGACTGGCGAAATCTTGTACAGTGATGTAAACGATGTCCGTTATCATTGTGTATGTGTAGAACAAACTCCCGACTTTGCTCCTATCTTATTTGAAGATGTGTTAAAACGCATTAAAGAAGAGGGCGGCGAAATTGGATTTAAAAACGGAAACGGACCTACAATGTAAAATAGACCCTTCGGGGTCTATTTTTTTGACTAAAATAACATAAAACTAAATACATTGCAACGCCGAAAATTTCGACGTCGGATCAAATTGACGCTTGAAGTAGTGACTTCTTTACTGACATAGCTATGCTCAGAACGCCAACCGTGTGTAGATATTAATTCTACTAGCAACTATAATCACTAACATAATCTAATTATGACTAAATTATTATTTTTAGGGACAAATTATAATTTATCTTTGTTCGCAGAAACGGCAGAAAACATGGGAATCACTGTCGCAGGTGTATTAGATGATAATTATTTTGGAAATACAGATTTTATGAGTGGTGTACCATTGGTCGGAAGTGAGGAAAATTTTAATTTTGAACTTGAACGAGACAATTACTTATTTTTTGTTAGTGCATCGGTGGTGCCTGTTAATCTTAAAGACAAAGTTAAAAGAAGAAAAATGATCAACTTGGTGGATAAATTTAACCTCAATTTAGCAACTCTAACTAATAAATTTTGTGAAATAAGTAAAGGTGCAATTCTTCATCCTGGATGTTATGTTGGATTTTGTGGCGGGGTTGGGTATCAAACGATATTAATGCCACATAGTCAAGTACACACATATTCTGCGTTAGCGCACGATTGTGTACTAGGGAAAAACAGTGTGGTTGAAAGACGTGCATTTGTTACCGGCTACATTAATGTAGGAGAAAATGTGCATATAGGGTTTGATTCTGTGGTGTCAAAAGCTAAAACTGTGGGAAACAATAGTGTTATTCATCCCCGAATAACTGTACTCAGAGATGTTGAAGAAAATGAAATAGTTAGTCTTGTTGGTAGTAATACTAGAAGAATTTACGGAGAAATAATCAGAGAATGAAATCTAAAATAAATTTATTGTTTACATTTCAAATAATCACGCATTTAAGTTTGATTCCGATGATTATTTACGGATCGTGGTATCACTGGCCGATCGCATTTTTTGTTTATTTTTTAACAGGCAGTATTGGTATGAGCGGAACTTACCATAGATTACTTAGCCACAAAAGTTATAAAGCGCCAAATTGGTGGATGTATTTAGGAACTACATTAGCTACCTTAGGTGGCACAGGTAGTTCCATTGCTTGGTGCTCAGTTCATCGGGAGCACCATCGGTTTACTGATACAGACAAAGATCCACATTGCCCTCATCATCTGGGGTTTTTTAAAGTTCAATTTTTAAGTATGTTTCACGACGTGAATCTTAAATATGTACCAGACTTATTACGCAGTAATTTTCATTTAGCCATGCACAAATATTATTGGTTAATACATGCTATCTATGCTGCAATACTATGGAACATAGATCCTTTTGCACTGGTGTATGCATGGCTAGTGCCAGCCGTCATATTATGGCATGCCGGTAGTAGTATCAACACTTTTAGTCATTCGGTGGGATGGCAGGATCATCAGACAAAAGACACCAGTACTAATCATTGGTTTAACGGTATAATCATGTGGGGAGAAGGATGGCATAATAATCATCATGCATTTCCAGCAGATTATCGATTTGGTAAGAAGTGGTATGAAATTGACATCACAGCATATATCATTGAACGGATTAAAAAATGAAAACAAGAAAAGATTTACCCAGTTTTGGATACCTTCGAGACATTAAAGTAGATATAAATGCACTACTTAATCATTGTATTCAGCAAGAACTATTAGACCCCGACAAGTATAACTCCATTCAAGTAAAAAATAAAACAGGTTACGAAGATTTTATAAAAATGAATCATCATCACTGTCATGATTACATTATGTCTGCTGATGAAGATTGTGAGAACATGGAAAGTTATAAACAATTGGCACTAACAGACTTTGATGAAAGTAAACGCACAGGTAATGTTTTCGAATCTACTCCCACAACAGTACTTCATCGTAGTAAAAGAATTGATCCATCAAGAGCCAGTTATGTGCCGGAAGCAGATGAACATAATTATGGTGTTCGAAATTCGTTGGTAACTGGGGAAATTGAAAAACTCTTAGACATGTTTACCAGTTCAGTAAAACGAGTAAGATTCGCATACATGAAAGAACATCACAAATTCGGTCCTCATAGAGACTACGATCCTAGTTACATTACTCGGTATCATATTCCGTTAATAACAAATCCTGGGGTAATTTTCTTTGCCAAAGATAATCACGGAATAGAGCGTGGACTTCATTTGCCTGCGGATGGCAGAATTTATTTTTTAAACGCAGGACATATTCATTGGGTACATAATAACAGTGATCAAGGAAGAGTGCATCTGATAATTGATGTTCACGGACAGAAAGAGTTAGAAAATTTAGAAGAGCTAAATTTTTAATGTAAATATTTGTATATAGGTTCTATAATCATGAGCATCAAACAAGAAATTTTAAGATACAGTCGACAAGAAACAATGTCGCCGCTGAGTAGTTGGTTCGACTTTAAACTACAAGAACTAATCGACAGTGATGTGTATATAGATGTTAACACACTAGAAGTAACTGGAAAAAAATTAGTCAGCGGATTAATATCATACGCTAAAAAATATAATATACATTCAGTTGCATTGGGCATGAGTGGCGGAGTTGATAGTGCGTTAACAGCCGCTCTGTTTAAAACTGCGGGTTGGCGTGTTGTGGGGCTAACTATGCCTATACACCAAAAAAGCGAAGAAACAGAAAGAGGCATCGAAGCCTGTAAAGTATTGGGTATTGCACATAAACATATAGATTTAACTAAAAACTATGATGATTTATTAAAAAGTGTAAAAGTACATGATCCAGAAATAATGGCATCAGATCAAATCCTTCGACGAGGAAATCTTCGAGTTCGTCTGCGAATGATGACAGTATATAACGAAGCAAGTGCTATCAAAGGTTTAGTAGGCAGTACTGACAATTTCAGTGAACTAGCTGCGGGGTTTTGGACTTTACATGGGGATGTAGGCGACTTAGCTCCAATTCAAAGTTTGAATAAAAGCTGGGAGGTTCCCAAATTGGCTGAACTATATGGGGTACCTGAATCTACGGTTTTCGCTACACCCACTGATGGTCTTGGTATTAGCAGCGGAGATGAAGATCAATTTGGTTTTAGTTATTTAGAATTTGATATAGTGTTAATGTTATTGTGTAATTCCGGTACTATACTGGATAATAGAAATTCTATAATTCAATATCTTGATGTTCCCCCCGCTGACTTAGAAAAAGTAAATCGTATATTGGATAGAATTAAAGGCAGTGCATTTAAAAGGCAGAATCCTTATAACTTAGATCACCCGCATCAAAATTTCAGATACAGTGGATTAAAATCAATTGACAGTTCTTTGTGGAACGTTTAAAATAATAAGGCTATTTTATACTACTATTATAAATATGGTTATAACTGGCCTTCAAAATGATTTACACCATAAAAGATTTATCTGATCCTCTAGCGTCTTATCTTAAAGACGACCCTGTCAGACCACATATACCACATGAGCAGCGATTCGGCGCAAACCGTCAAGTATTGGCATTGACTGAAGACAACACAGTTCATGCAGTTGTTTGTGCCAGACTGTGCAGTATAATTCCCAAAGATGAACAAGAGTTATTAGCTGATAATTCTGACATGCCAGATACCGCAGTATTTTATACAATATGGAGTTATCATCCAGGTGCAGGGCAAAAATTAATAAGGGAAGGTCTTAAAGAATTACAAAAGACCATGCCCAATGTTAAAAGATTTGTAACACTAAGTCCCACCACAGACATGGCCCGAAAGTTTCATTTGAAAAATGGCGCCAACGTATTCAGAGTTAACCATGAAAGTGTTAACTACGAATATATACAACTATAAACTTTAATTTCAATCAATGACAAATGTAAAAAACTATGTGGTGTGTGCTCACCGCAAAATCAAAAGTACTAAGTGGGTTTGGAAAGATACCAAAGACGAAGGCGATATTTATGAAACTTACAAACAGATGTGTTTGCATAGCTTGAGCAGTGCCCGACATTTTTTAGAAGGCGAATGGGAATACATTTTATTCGACGAAGAAATTGAAAGCATCAATGATGCTATGCCTTTAAACAACGACAGAGTATATGACTTATGGCATCGAGAGCCCTGTAATATTCTTTGGGTGGGACCTGATGTACAATTTGTGAAACCCACTAAATTGTTTGGTGAATTCAATGAATTTAGATTATTTAATTGGACTGATCCAAAGAGTTGGAACGAGCCTAATCAATATAATCAAAGCTTTGATAATTTGTTTAACAATGATTTGCAGTATTATCCGCACACAATGGATAAAGCTCTATGGACAGTGGAACGTGAAATGCGATCTGCATGGGATAACAGCGATGGCATGAGTAGCTATAATAATCAACAAATTATTCATAATACTATGTTCTGGAGCCAATCATTACCATGGGAACAAGCACATAGACCTGACTTATTTTATCAAGCACAATGGTTACCATGGCAACCCATCGAAGTGCAAGACGAATGGAATCGCTGTAAATATGTAGATGCACATGTCATACACTGGCATAGTAGTCGACACAGTCCTACTAAACTAGAATGTATGCGACAAGTAAATGAAGCTTTGAATGTTCCTTTGTTAACAGAATTTAAATGAAAATAGCTGTTCTAGGTGCAAAAGGCTACCTTGGTAGTTATTTGCACAAATATTTTTCGCACGAGCATTCAGTGATCCCAATCACAAGGGAAACTTTAAATTTAAGCAACTATGCTGAAGTGGATCAATGGTTGACTCAGGTTAAACCTGATATAATAATCAATGCAATTACCAGTGGCGGCGGCACAAAGATAAACGACATTAATTACACTGATGTACAAACCGACTTAGGCATCTTTTTCAATTTTTATAATAATTTGAAATGTCCTAGATATATTAACATCGGTAGTGGTGCCGAATTTGATAGAAGAAAAGTTATACACAATGTCAAAGAAGAAAACATTTTAAATAACACTCCACTGGAAAGTTATGGATTTGCTAAAAATATTATATCACGTGCAGTGCTTAATAGAGAAAATTTTTATACACTGAGACTGTTTGGATGCTTTGATAGCAGCGAGCCCGACATTAGACTGTTTAAAAGATTTTTAGCAGGAAAAATTAGTAGCATTGAAAATAAATTCTTCGACTACATTAGTCTCAGTGACTTTGCAAAAATTGTACAGTATTATTGCGAAGAAGAAACTCTTGTGCATCAAGATATTAATTGTGTTTATTTAGAAAAACATTTACTCAGCAATCATTTAACAATGTTGTCACAATATCATAATACAAATATTTCATATAACATTGCTGATAAAACTTGGGGATATTACACAGGGAACGGAGAAAAACTAGCTCAATTGGAATTAGAACTTCAAGGGCTAGAAGAAGGATTAAAAAAATATGTCTAAAAAAATTGTTTATGTTACAGGGTGTTTGGGATTTATTGGCAGTCATGTCACTGAAACTTGTTTAAAACAAGGATGGTATGTTATTGGTGTGGACAAATGTACCTATGCTAGTAACCCTGCATGGATCGATAGTTGGTCAATGAGATACAGTGATCAGTTTCATTTTATAAAAAGCGATATCAATGATTTAACAAGACTCTATGATTGCGACTATATTATCAACACTGCGGCTGAAACTCATGTTGACAACAGCATAGAAGACAGCGATTTATTTGTTCACAGCAATATCAACGGAGTGCATAATTTGCTCAAGTTGATAAACAAAAAGAAAAATAAAAAACCTATATTTCTACATTTCAGTACAGACGAAGTATACGGAGATATAGCAGTGGGCAGTCACACAGAAACAGACTTGTTAAAACCTAGTAATCCATATAGTGCAACTAAAGCAGCCGCTGACCATCTTGTCACAAGTTGGGGCAGAACATATAATCTACCCTACGTTATAATTCGTCCAACTAATAATTATGGAATAGGGCAATATGTCGAAAAGCTTATTCCTAAAACGGTAAAATATTTAAGTGTGGGCCGCAGAGTGGATCTGCACAATAACGGCACTCCAGTGCGTACTTGGTTATATGCAGGTGACACAGCCCGGGCTGTGATTAAAATTATCGAATCTGATGCCGTAAATGAAATTTATAATATAAGCGGAAACTACGAAACTGAAAATATCAATGTAGTTAAGAAAATAATCAATTTGATGGAACTCACTGATCCCTTAGAAGATTATATCGAACATATGATACGAGTCGGACAGGATGTTCGATACAGTATCAATGACAGTAAATTGCGTGAATTGGGATGGAAACCTGAAGCAATATTTGACAACGAACTAGTAAAGATAGTAGAATACTACAAAGAAAATTTTATTTGGTGATACATGGAACAAATTCTTCAACAGGTACGTGAATATATTCGAGAAAAACAAGCAAACAAAACATGGCAGGCGGGCCGAGACTTTGTTAATTATGCAGGTGCATATTACAACGAAGATGAATTTGTAGCCGGAGTAGGATCTCTGCTCAACGGATGGCTGGCCATGGGAGACCAAGGACTGCAATTCGAAAGGCAATTTCCTAAACAATTTGGTAAAACAAAAGGCATTGTAACTAACAGCGGCAGTTCAAGTAATCTGCTGATGATGTCAGCACTGACCAGTAAGCGTGGTTATAACTTACCTAAGGGCACTAAAGTTTTAATGCCCATTGCTGGCTTTCCTACTACGTTAAATCCTACACTGCAAGTGGGTTTCGTTCCAGTGTTTGTAGACATTGAACTAGAAACACTAAACTTAGACACCACACAATTAGAAAAAATTCTAATGGACAATCCAGACATTCGAGTAATCACTTTTGCTCATGTATTGGGTAATCCTCCTAACATGGATGAAGTCATGCGTGTGGTAAACAAATACAATCTAATTCTACTAGAAGATTGTTGCGATGCCTTGGGCAGTATCTATGACGGCAAACCGTTGGGATCGTTTGGATTAATGGCAAGTTGTAGTTTTTATCCAGCACACCATATGACCATGGGCGAAGGCGGATATGTGGCCACAGATGATGCCACCACAGATGTAATTCTTCGTAGCTTCCGTGAATGGGGTCGTGGATGCTATTGTGTGGGTCCCGAAGCTAATAAGCTAAAATGTGGAACGTGTGGCAAACGTTTTAATAACTGGATCCCTACTCTGCCAGATGAAATATTTGATCACAAATATGTATACGATGAAATTGGATATAATCTCAAGCCCATCGAACTACAGTGTGCCATGGGATTAGAGCAACTTAAAAAATTGCCTGAGATTCATGCACTACGTAGACGAAACCATGCTCTTTTATTCAGCATCTACGAACGCTACGAAGAATTTTTTTATCTCCCAAGAGCACAGGACAAAAGCAACCCCAGCTGGTTTGCATTTCCGGTGACTGTGAGAAAAGGTGCACCATTTAAACGCAGTGACATTGTGGATTATTTGGAAGAAAATCTGATTCAGACTCGTCCTTATTTTGCTGGCAATATTATGTTACAGCCAGCTTACAGTCATTTGATGGATCCTAGACTGGCCAAGGACAATTATCCTAATGCCACCCATGCTATGACTCATACATATTTTCATGGCACTAGTCCTGTGATTACGCCCGAACAAATTGTTTACATCGGTGAGAAGGTTGATGGTTTTATGAGTTTGTTTGCATGAAAAAATTAAGTATTGCTGCCGCTAATATTGACGGCCAACCTATGTTTAAATACTTGGATAGGGCTAGGCAACTAGAAGCTCAAGGTCGAAGTATGATTCACATGGAGATTGGCGATCCTGATTTCAATACTCCGGATAATATTACTATGGCAGCGGTACGAGCGTTGACTGAAGGCCGCACTCATTATACCAGCAGTTGGGGTGAGCTAGAATTCAGAGAGGCTATACGTGTTGCTACATTTAATAGTAGACACTTTATGCCTGATTTAAATCAGGTGTTGGTAGTACCTGGCGCTAATGTTGGTATATTTTATGCCGTGTTTACACTATGTGATCCGGGGTACGATGTGCTAGTGCCCGATCCTGGGTTTGCTACTTACTACAGTACAATTAAAATGTGCGGCGCAAACGCTGTTCGAGTTCCTCTCAAAGAAGAACATGGATTCCGTATGCAAGCAGATGACGTGCGTAAACTGATCACTGACCGTACAAGACTTCTTATTATCAACAGCCCCAATAATCCCACTGGCGCAGTAATGTCAAAGGAAGAGCTCAAAGCTATCTACGACCTATGCGTTGAAAAAGATATTTACTTGTACAGCGATGAAATTTATAGTCGAATGATTTACGATGACTACGAATTTACAAGTCCCAGCCAATATGATAAGTGTAAGTCCCATGTTATATTAAGCAATGGGTTTAGTAAAGCATTTGCTATGACAGGGTGGAGATTAGGCGCACTAATTGGCCCCACTGAAGTCATGGAACGTATGGCTGCATTATTGCAAACTACCAGTAGTTGTGTCAGTCCTTTTATTCAACATGCAGGCGTTGAAGCGATACGTGGAACACAGGATTCTGTGTATAGAATGATGGCCGAATACCGAAGTCGGCGAGATATTCTTGTCAAAGGCCTCAATGAGATACCAGGATTTCGATGTAAATCTCCGGGTGGTGCATTTTATGTGTTCCCTAACATAGAAGAAACAGGTCTCACTGACATTGAAGTATGTGAACAATTAATGGATAAAGCAGGAGTGGTAACTGTGCCGGG